GCTTTCTCGCAGTGTATGCAATTCACTGCTGGTGGGCTGACAACAGTGCCGGGCATGGGGCAGGCGCCGAAGCCAGGAGCGAGGCAACCAAACCGTGGGTTGGGCACTGGGGCGCAGGTCCGGTTACCGTCGAGCGGGCGGTCTGGAGATCTGCCGGCGTGGCCGCTGGCGAAGTGCCGGGCCCGGGAGCGGTCGATCTGGACGAGACTCTGGAAGCTGCCCCAGGCGGTGCAGTGGGAAAAGATGGGCTGGACAGATGCAGTGGCCCGGTATGTCCGGGTTCTGTGCGCGGCCGAACTGGTCAATGCGTCCCCGACGGCCCTATCGGAAGCTCGCCAGATGGAGGATCGCCTGGGGCTGAGTCCGATGAGCCTACTCCGGCTGCGGTGGGCGATCGTGGACGATGAGGGCGCGGAGGCGCCGGCCGCCGGGGTGCTGGACATCCGCGAGCGGCTGAGGGCGGTCGAGGACTGAGCAGGGAGGACGGGCCGCATGCCATGGCGCGGGTCTGACGATCCCAAGGGCTTTCCGACTCTCGGCTACGTGGTGGGCGAGTGGATCGAGGCCAACTGTGTGATTCCTGATGGGCTCTACCAGGGCCGGGCATTCGGACTCACCGATGAGATGCTCCGCTTCCTGCTGCGGCTCTACCGGCTGAAGCCGAACGCCGAGGTGATCCCAGAGCGGCCGTCGGCTCCCTACGCCTACCGCGGCGCTCTGCTGATGCGACCCCAGAAGTGGGGCAAGGGCCCGTTCGCCGCCGCGCTCTGCCTGGCTGAGGCGTTCGGCCCGGTGCGTTTCGACGGATGGGACGCCCAGGGCGAGCCGGTCGGGCGGGAGCAGCCCACGCCGTGGGTTCAGATCGTGGCGACCTCAGAGGAGCAGGCGGACAACACCTGGCTCGCCGTGTACGAGATGGCCACGCGGGGTTCCATCGCGGACCTCCCCGGAGTCGACATCGGGATCCTGGACATCAATCTGCCATCGGGCGGGAAGATCGAACCTCGGAGCGCCAGCGGGCGGGCCCGCCTCGGTGCCCGGCTGACGTTCGCGGTCTTCGATGAGTCGCACCTGATGACCGAGTCCAACGGCGGCGTCCTGCTGGCGACGACCATGAAGCGGAACATCGGCGGAATGGGTGGCCGGTGGCTGGAGACGACGAACGCCTACGACCCTTCGGAGCGGTCGATCGCTCAGCGCACGCACGAGAGCCCAGCTGAGGATGTGCTGATCGACTACCGCCCGCCCCCGCGCCGGCCGGACCTCAACGATGAGGCTGATGCCCTGGAGATGCTGGCATTCGTCTACGGCGACTCGTGGTGGGTCGACACCGTGCGCATCCTGGCTGATGCCCGGGATCCGGCTGTGTGTCCCACGACGGCCGAGGCCATGCGGTTCTTCTGGAACCGGCTCGAGGTCGGCGTCCAGGACGCGATCGACGCGACCAGGTGGGACGCCCTGGCCCGCGATGGAGGATTGGAGCCGGGAGCGGCCGTTGCACTCGGCTTCGACGGATCGCGGAGCGTGGACTGCACCTCCCTGGTCGCGAGCAGGATCAGCGATGGCCGTTGGTTCCACCTGCGCACCTGGGATCCGGCGGACCATCCCCTCGGGCGCGTTCCGCGGTCGGAGGTCGACCAGCTAGTGACCGAGGCATTCGAGGCCTACGACGTCCGATACCTCTTCATGGACCCCTACCGCTGGCAGGAATACGCGGATCAGTGGGAGGGACGCTGGCCCAAACGGGTGCTGGAGTTCCCCACCAATGTGGACAGGCGCATGGACGATGCGGTGACGCGGTTCCTCGCCCACTTCGCCGGCGGCTTCACCCACGACGGACATCCCACTCTCGCAGCTCACGCCAGGGCTGCGGCGCTCTCCAGGGGAGCCCGGCGGCAACCCCGGCCGGAGGAGGACGCCAGCATCGCCCGGCATTATCTCAAGGTGGTCAAAAAGCGTGAGAATCTCCACATCGACGCATTCATTGCCGGGCTGCTCGCCGAGATGGCCCGCGGTCAGGCCATCGAGGAGGGAGCCTTGACCCCTTCACCCACTCCGTTGGTCGCATGGGCATAACAGACCTGCTTCGGCGAGCGGTGCCATGGATGGGCCGGTCGGAGCGGATGGACCCTCAGATCACCGTGGACCAGTGGCTGAGCTACATGACGTACTCGGGCCTGAACTATCCGTTCGTGCCCTCTCAGACGCTGCCAGGCAGCCGTGAGGACATCCCCAATAGCTTCGCCGGATACGTCCAGGGAGCCTATAGGTCCAACGGGGTGGTCTTCGCCTGTATGCTGGCCCGCCTGTCGCTCTTCTCGGAGGCGCGGTTCCAGTATCAGCGGATGCAGGGCGGCCGGCCGGGCGATCTCTTCGGTTCCCCTGATCTCGATATCCTCGAATCTCCCGAGCCGGGGAAGACGACCGGGGACCTGCTCACCCGCGCCATCCAGGACGCGGACCTCGCCGGCAACTGGTTCGGGGTCCGCAACGGGGACAGGATCAAGCGCCTCCGGCCGGATTGGGTCACGATCGTATTGGGCTCGCACTACGGCCCGGATGCTGACGCTGTCGTGGCCGGGGATCTGGACGCCGAGGTCATCGGCTACGCCTACCAGCCAGGAGGGCCCACCGGCGGGAAGGATCACATCATCCTGGGCGTGGACCAGGTCACGCACTTCGCGCCGATCCCCGACCCGATCGCGAGCTACCGCGGCATGTCCTGGATCACCCCGGTGCTGCGAGAGATCATGGCTGATTCGGCGGCCACCTCGCACAAGCTGTCCTTTTTCAATAATGGTGCCACGGTCAACATGGTGGTAAAGCTCGATCCAACCGTTCAGGAGGCGGCCTTCAATCGCTGGATCGAGGTATTCAAGACTCAGCACGAGGGGGTACTGAACGCCTACAAAACGTTGTATCTCGGCGGTGGCGCCGACGTCCAGACGGTCGGGGCAAACTTCCAGCAGATGGAGTTCAAGACGACCCAGGGAGCCGGCGAGAGCAGAATCGCCGCTGCCGCCGGGGTACCGCCGGTGATCGTCGGTCTCTCGGAGGGCCTGCAGGCGGCCACCTATTGTGGCACTTATAACGAGGCGGTGTGGACGCCTCGGGGAATTGTGAAGCTGGGCGAGGTCGTCCCGGGAGATATGGTTTGGTCGCTGGTCGGCGGCGGCCTCGCTCCCCGAAAGGTGGTGCGCCACGCGAGGACCGGAACAAAGCCGATCTATGCCGTGAGGACCAAGAACCGGACGATTAGGTTCACCGACAATCACCCGATCCTGGTCCGCGTTCCGGGTCGATCCGACTGCGACAACGAAGGGCGGAGTTCTTCTGTTGAATGGCGACGTGTTGACGAACTACGGGTAGGGGATCGCGTGGTACAGGCAAAGTGGCTGCCGGACCAAGGTGGCGAGTGCCTGGCCGATGGATCGCCAGCCACACCTGACGCCATGCAGTGGCTCGGAGCCTATACCGGCGATGGATGCCTAAACGGCGATCAGGGGGTACGGATGTGCCTTCCCGCTCTGGATCGCGTTCGCGGCTACTACGAGGCCTTGGCCGGCCGATTGTTCACCAAGGCCTCGTCGTGGCCCTTGCTCGGCAAGAGGTCCGACGACGGGCTGACGCCTGAGATGGTCAGGCTTCGCGGGGAGGGGCTGACGTACAAGCAGATCGGGGTCCGCATGGGCCTGTCCTTGCATCCAATGTCGGTCCGGGACCGCGTCCAGGTGGCGACCAGGGACTATTCTCTTGATCGGGCTCCCATTGAGATTTCGGAGTCCCGTAACGCCTTCCAGTTCTTCTCCCGCCAAGCCGCCCAGTGGCACCATGATATGAGGGTCACCGGGACCGCCAAGACGAAGCGGGTGCCGGCCTGGGTTTTCGGACTCCGGGAAGATTTGCGCTTGGCCTATCTCGCCGGGATCGTCGACACGGATGGATCTGTCGGCAAGGATGGCCGGCTCACCATTCACTTCGCAGGACAGGCCCTGGTTGAAGACGTTCGGATGCTCTTGATCTCCTGTGGCATCCAATGCAGCAACATCGCCAGATACCAGTACGAAGCCTCCGCGTTGCCGAATCCCGGGCTCCAGGCTAGCTATGAGGCTTGGCGCTTCGTCGCCTCCTCCTCCGTGGATGTGGCTCGGATACCGTTCGCCGATCGGCTGTATCGAGAGCGCGTTGAGACCAACCAGCATCGGCTCAGGGACGGTGGTCTCGACGCAGCCAAGGCAGGGCTGAACCCAGAACTCGGGTTCTATACGGTCCGATCAATCGATATCGAGGCAGCGGAGCCGGTCTACGACATCGAGGTGGAGGAAGGGCACTCTTTCCTGGTCGATGGCATCGTGGTTCACAACTCGAACTACGCGCAGGCCTGTCGCCGGTTCGCTGATGGGACCATGCGGCCCCTGTGGCGCAACATGGCCGGTTCGCTGGCGCAGATCATCAAGGTGCCAGCTGGGGCCCGGCTCTGGTACGACGACCGCGACATCGCATTCCTTCGCGAGGATGCGAAGGACGCCGCCGAGATCCTCCAACTCAACGCCGCCACGATCTCATCTCTGGTGAACGCTGGATACAAGCCGGAGACGGTTGTCTCGGCGGTTATGTCCGGCGACTTCGCCAGGTTGACCCATACGGGCCTTTATAGCGTTCAGCTCCAGCCGCCCCAGACCGAGGTTCCGCAGCTCCCGGCTCCGTCCACCCCGGCATCGAACGGCAAGCCGGCCAACGGCGTACCCGCACCCACTTCGTGACTCCACCTCTGAAGGAGATATCGATGTCTGAAACCCATCCTGGCGATTGCTCCTGTGCAGGTGCAGCTCACGATTCCGGCTCCCGGGCGGTCGACAGTTCGACCTGGGACGGGCCGGCGGCGCTCTCCACCTGCGCCAAGTCCGATACGCCCGGGAGTTGTTACAGCTCGATCTGCGCTGGTCGCAAGGCTGGCCCGGCCGAGAAGCAAGCCTCCTGGGCACTTCCCCACCACAAGACCGCAGGAGGGCCGCCCAACGCCGCTGGCGTGCGAAACGCCCTGGCGAGACTCTCTCAGACTGAGGGTCTGACCAACGAGGCGGCTGCCCGCGCCCACCTGGAGGCTCATATGTCAGCGATCGGTTCCTCTCAGTCCAATTCCAGTCGGCCACCGCGAGACAATCTCGTCCGCGGTCTGTGGCCCTTCGAGCTTCGCGCTGCGGCTGCCGACGGCGGGATGCCCGTCCTGGAGGGCCACTTCGCCGTGTTCGATCGCTGGACTGAGATCGATTCCTTCTGGGAGGGACGCTTCCTGGAGAGTATCGCCCCCGGGGCCTTCGCCAAGACCTTCAAGGAGAACCGCGCCGGCATCAAGGTGCTATTCCAGCACGGGAGGGATGCGTCGATCGGCAACAAGCCGCTCGGACCCGTCGATGTCTTGGAGGAGGACGACACCGGCGCTCGCTATGAGGTGCCCCTGCTCGACACCTCATACAACCGCGACCTGCTGCCAGGTCTGGAGGCGAAGCTGTACGGTGCCAGCTTCCGGTTCCGCGTGGTCAAGGAGGCCCTGAATCAGAAGCCCGAGCGCAGTGACCGGAACCCAAAGGGCATCCCTGAGCGCACGGTTCAAGAATGCCAGGTGATGGAGTTCGGGCCGGTCACCTTCCCCGCCTACGATGAGGCCACCGCCGGCGTGCGCAGCCTCACCGACGAGTTCATCCTTCGGCAGTTCGGAGAGGATCCCGATCGCCTCCACCAGCTGCTCCACCGCCTTTCGCCCGCCACCGCGACAGCACTCCCGCACCATGGAGCCGAGGATTCTCACTCCGAGGATGGGAGCCGCGATCACTCGCCAGAGCGGCTCGTTGAGGCGATCGGG